ATGGAGAGAAACTGTTGCACCAAATATAGATTTTCAGCTTGATAAATCTACTATGCCACATACGTTAATTAGAAACGCTAATGGCACTTTTACTTTTAGTCAGTTCAATTACTCAGGCCGTATAGCAGGAGATGCTGTAACTGCACCTAATCCTACGTTTGTAGGCAGTAAAATAAAAAACATAAACCTATTTAGAAACAGACTTGTATTCTTAGCGGATGAGAATGTAATATTATCAGCCTCTGATGCGTTTGACAGGTTCTTTCCAGAAACAGTACAAACTGCCTTGGACTCTGATCCTATTGATATTAGCTCTGGTGGTACATCTGTTAACTTTTTAAATAGTAGCCTGGCTTTTGCTAATACATTATTGCTATTTAGTTTGCACGGACAGTTTAGATTAGATACAGGTGCAACAGCTATAGGTACATCGCTGACACCAAAGACAGCAACCATAACTGCAATAACCACATTTGATATTGTCGATACTGTTGACCCTATTGGTGTAGGTCGAACAGTTTACTTTGGAATACCGAAGGGAGACTTTAATGGTTTGCGTGAATACTTCTTACCTGATGCTAGTGGACCGATACCATTGTCAGAAGAAGTTACATCCTCAGTACCTAGATTTGTTCCTGACAATTTAATTAGTATGTCTCCTTCTGTTTCAGAAGAAGTAATAACAATGATTAGTAAGGATGAACCACGCAGAATATATTTATACAAATTCTTTTTTGATGATGACCAAAAGTTACAGTCATCTTGGTCGTATTGGGAGGTAGCTGCTAACAAAACATTATTAGGTGGAAATGTCTTAGATAGTGATTTATATACTTGTGTTCAATACTCAGATGGCGTGTACTTGGAAAAGACACAGTTAAGACCTGAGACTGTAGATAGTGGTACAGAGTTTGAGATATTACTAGATAGAAAAACTACAGAGGCTGCTTGTTCTACATCTCTTATTAACTCAGGAGCATTAGGAGTACAAACTGTTATTACATTGCCATATCCTATGGCTGGCACAGGAACTATGGCAGTAGTTGGTAGGTTTGATTCAAACAATACTATTGCTCATGGTCAAGTTATAAAAGCCACAGCTGAAACTCTTACAGGTGGAGCTAGTGGAAACGGAACTATGACTGTACCTGGCGATTTAAGTAATGCAAAGTTTTTTATAGGAGAAATATATAATATGACCTATCAATTCTCTACCCCTTATTTAAAGGAAACACCTCCAGGAGGAGGATTAGCCGTCTTAGCTGGCCCAAGATTACAGCTACGCACATGGAGCATAATATTTGACGAGACATCTAACTTTTCTGTAAAGATTACGCCAGGACAAAGAGATGAATTAACTTATCCTTTTAATGGTTACAAGGTTGGTAGTGGTCAGTTTCCTATAGGCACTCCTTCTCTAGCTACTAGCAAGTTTAGAGTTCCTGTTATGTCACAAAATATAGAAGCAAAAATTGTACTCTTTAGCGATTCTCCGCTACCTTGTAGGGTACAGTCAGCAGAGTGGGAAGGATGGTATCAAGAACGAGCGTCAAGACTATAAAGGCTTATCAAAGGCCAGCAAATATTGACGATGTTTCCTATGTAGGAACACACATGAGACAAGAAGATATAGAAGAATGTTTTGCTCATTCTGGTTCATCTCCTGTTCAATCATTGTTTGAATGTTTTTTTACAAGTAATCCTTGTATGACTATGATTAGCAGACACGGAAACCCTATGGGAATGTGGGGAATAATCAAGCAACCTAACAAATCTGGTCAGGTATGGATGCTAGGTTGTAAAAATATGCTTGAAGATAGTAGAGACAAACGTGAGTTTTTAAGGCAATCTAGGATAGAATTAAAAAAATTACACAAAGAGTTTCCTGTTTTGTTTAATTACATAGATGCAAGAAACACAGTTCATCTACGTTGGTTAACTTTTATGGGGTTTACCATAATAAAAAAACATGAAACATTTGGGTATGAAGGCAGACCCTTTTATGAATTTGTAAAGATCTAACTATGTGTAACGCAGTTGCTATTGGTATTTTCAGCGGAATTATGAGCATAGGTCAAACTATGGCTCAAACAGCTGCACAAAATAGACAGATAGAAGCAGCAAATATGAGCGATCAGTTTCAGTACGAATTTAATATGCTCTCTGCGCAAAACCAAAGAAACTATGAGGCAAACCAAGAAGCATTAAGAAACGAACAGATGTTTCAAAATGAAGAATTGGCATTGATAGCAGAAGCAAATAAGATGAACGATGCTAACCAGCAGATAAGACAGCTGCAACAAAAAGCAGCCCAGGACACTAGAGAGGCAACTTTAGAAGCCAAGAGACAGGAGGGTTCTATATTAGCGACAGGAAGAATAGGAGCAAATGTAGCTAATCTACTTGCAGATGTAAATGCAGAATTAGGTAAGTACGACTACTACACAGATACTAACCTGGCTTTTGCTACAGGTGGAATACAGTCAGAAAAGAGAGGCTTTATATCAGAACGTGCAAGTAGGATCGCAAGTATATCTCCATACCTTAAGAAAACTATTCTCGATCCTATGAAACCTGTACCTAGACCGAAAGTAAGCGTAAGTCCGTTTGCTATCGGTGCTGGTGTTTTAAGTGGTATAAGTGCTGGTGTCGGTTATGCAAACATGACATCAAATACAGTACAACCAGTTCAACAACCAGCATAACTTATGGCAATTTCACTAGGAAAATCTACAGGCGATAGTAGTCGTAAAACATCCAGAAGGGTGCTAAGTCAGTATGGCGTTGACTCAACTATTACTGCCAAAGGTCTTACTCCTCCAGGAATAAAAGTATCTGCTCCTATTGTTGACACTTACCAGCAAGTAGAGAGGATGAACGCACCTCAGTTACAGTTAGGTCGGTTTGCTGACATGAGTATAGGGTTTGATAACTCAAAAGACTTACAGAATCTAGCTAACTCGCTTGGTCAATTTAATTCTGAACTTAAACAGTTTGGAAATGTAATGGCTCAAAGAACAGTAAGAATAGATAAAGAAGCTAAGAACTACACAAAAAGCCTTGCATTGCAAAACTTTGGCAGTAAAAAGTCAGCTGTAGAAATATTACAAGATACCAGGCAGAATTTACAGAAAATTGTAGAGAGCGAAGAGTCAACTATAGAGCAAAAGAAAGCAGCAGAAAAGAATCTTAACTACATAGATTCTAGAAATAATATTTTAATACCTCACTTACAGTCGCAAAATAAAATAGTAAACATACAATCTAACGCTGCAACTTTATCTAGTAAAGCTAGTGGTGCAATAGTAATAAAAAATGGCATAGAAGTACCATTAAGTTCGCTAAGACCTGATGATCCTATATATCTAGAATGGAGAAGAAACGCAGTTTACGGAGATGGTAGTGGTGGATTCATTCCATTAACGCAAAGAGAAGGTAACGAAGTGTCTGCTACTGTTTTATCTGCCTATGCAAATGATATAGTCAGGCAGGAAAAAGCAGTCATAGCTTACAACAAAGAAGTATATGAACAAGAGTCGTTAGTGCAAATAGATGGTTATGCAGCAATGCACCTTGATAAAGGTAGTATAGACGAAGTGACTAAAGGTTTAAATGCAATATTAGATGACTCTCGTTTTATGCAGATATACAGAACAAAAGAGGAAAGGGATGCTTTTATTAAAAAAATAATAGCGCAATGGGAGCAAGCATTATTTGTTAGAGGGCAAGAAACAGGCGTATTTTTAGAAGCAGACGAAGCGTTTGAACCCTGGCTTAAATTAATGACAGGCAAGAAAGAAGATAGATTAATAATAGATAACGATAAAGAATCACCTACATTTGGACAAGAAATAATTAATCCAAAACTACTTTGGCATAAAAGTTTTGAACCAGCTTGGGAGGCTAATACAAAATATCAATACAATACAAAACTTGCTAACGCTAGGAATCAAGAAAAAACAAAAATAGTACAAATGGGTAACAATGCTATAGATAAAATGTTTACAGAAGAAATATTACCTGAGTTAAAAAGGATAGATGAATTAGCAGGAACAACAGAAGGTGGATTTGCTTCTGAAAAAATACAATTAGAACTAACTAAAGTAAAACAATTATTTGAAGAAAAGAAAAACGAAATAATAGCTCGAGTTCCTATTAGAAACCAAGAAGATGTATTGTCTTATGCAAACAAAAAAATAGTTACAAGTGATAGTTTATTGTTTGGGCCAGAAAGAAAACTATTAGCAGCAGAGCTAGGTAAGGAATATACACAGGTATTTCTTAATCCAGCTAAAGCAGTCGCATTTAGAGATAAAGTCAACAGACTTATAGCCTCTGGCGCAATAGATGTGAATGTTGGCATGAACCTTATCAATAGAACTAATGCAATCGTTAGTGAAATAGCACAACCAAACCAAGAATTTGCAGCAAATATTATTAAAGAAAATTTAGATAAGTTTGCTAGTTCTAAAGGAAAAGGTTATTTCTATTCTTCTGGCTCTGCTGGAGGAAGGGAATTTATTTTAGAAGAACAGCTAGAGCTTAGTAATGCAGAAAATAAAATGGTAAATGGTGCAAATAAAATAATAGAAGAAGGATTAAAGAATGGTAAAAGCACACAAGTTATTAATACAGAACTTACTAAATATTTCCAGGATACTGATTTTGGTTTAGTCAGTAAGTATCAAGCTAAAAACTTAGATGGAGAAATACCGAAAGCATTTGACTCGATAGCAGATTTTAAAAATAGAATGATTGGCGTTGAACAAAAAAATGGATCGATTAATAATTTAGAAGCAACTCAATTAGTAACTATGTATAAAAGCGAAATACCTATGCTGCCAAAAGAAGATTTAGAAAAATTACTAGATGATTGGAATACAAATGGAATAGATGGTATTGACAAAGACATTAAAAAAATGTTCAGAGCGTTAAAAAAACATAATGGTGTAACTCCATATCAATTTTTTAATAATCAATTATTTAAACATGGCATTTCTTTATCAGAAGAAATGATAGAAGATGTAGATAAATTTAATAAAAAATACTCAATGATAAATATCGACATACCTAAACCTAATAGCTTTATACAAAATGTTGCGCTTACGCCAGTAGAGGTATTACTTGCAGGACCAGTTACAGCAGCACCAACAGTAAACAATAACCCTTACAACTATATTCCTAGTGAAGGTACGCAAACTATTAATAGTATATTAAAAATTGCGCTTACCTCTGATTTTACAGACGATGAAGCAATAGTTATGGCAGCTATAGCGATGGCAGAATCTAGTGGCAGACCGCACGCTCATAACACAGAGGGAGATGATAACAGTTACGGATTATGGCAAATCAATATGCTAGATAGACCTGGATTTATGATGGGAGAAGAGCGCAGAGGCCAACTTGCGTTAGACTCAAATGAGCAGTTGTTTGATCCATTAATAAATGGCCGTGCAGCTAAGTATATCTATGATATGCAAGGTTTTGAGGCATGGACAGTTTACAGGACAGGTGCTTACAAAACGTACTTGCCAGCTGCTCAAGAAGCGTTTAATTCACTATTTGATTAATTATGCCATTTGAAGAATATACAGACGAAAACGGAGAGAAGAAACTTCGTTACGTTGCTCCAGAAGGTACAATAACAGACGATCCAAACAAAGGTTATGAAGTAGGTGGTGAAGGTTTTAACATAGGTGAATCTATAGGTAGAACGCTTGCGCAAGGTGGCAGAGATTTTGTGCAAAACTTATATGATGCTGCTTACGATGAAATAGCTACATTTAGTCCATTTGATATAACAACAAATGAAAACTTTCAAGTATCAGCAACTAATAAAAGCATACGAGATGAATATGGTACAGATTTGTCTCCATCAGAATTTAAAAGACTATTTGATGAAAGAAGAGAAGAGTTGTTTCCTTCAGGTCAACGAGGTTTTATAGGCAAAGCATTTAATATGCAGCCTACTTCTTTTGAAAACCCAGATGCAGATATACCTTTTCTAGGTAAACCTCTTCCTAATATTGCACAAAACAATGCAGAACACATGATTGGTGGGTTATTAGCCTCAATAGGTCAGTTTGCATTAATTGCTAAAGGATTAAAAGCCAAAGGGGTTAAAGTGCCGCAAATACCTTTTTTAAAAGGCACAATGAAAACTAAACTTAAAAGCACAGCACCTGGAATTAAAGGTTTTCTTGAAAGATCAACAGGTAGATTGATACGAGGTGCGCAAGAAGGTTGGCTTCCTGGAGCAATAAATGACTTTGCTTTAGAAGATCCCTGGGATGGCAATATGATTAACTTGCTTGCTAGTGGTGTACCTGATGGAAAATTAAAAAATTTGTTAAACGAGTTTGCAGTTACAGAGGATGATACGTTAGCAGAGGCAAGATTAAAAAATGCAGTAGTAGGTACACTTATAGTTGGTCCATTGTTAGGAGGCTCACTAGAGCAACTAGGAGGAGGTAAAAGAGAAACCCTAATATTGTTAGACGCTATTGCGGATTATTTTACTAAAGGTGCAAAGGTTGCCAAGAAAGCAAATGCAGCTAGAGGTATAGATAATCCTTTTAAAGTTCTTACAAATCAAGAAGTAGAAGACGTAGGAATTGTAAAACTTACAGGTAGAGAGAAAAAGTCAGCAACAGAGCAAGCTGTAGAGATTATCCAGGAACAAGATAAAATACAAAAGGCAAAAGATTTTCCAGGCACAAGCGGACAGCAACTTAATACAGATGGCATAGATCAAAGTGAAATAGAATTTAACAACGCATTAAATGAATTAGATCAAGCTAGAAAAAATTTAGAAGTAACAGCATCAAGATCAAAATTTATCGCTGAATCGACAGGCGGTATAGATGAAACAAAAAGTTTAGATTTGCAGCCTGTGCCTAGTTCAGAACTTGCAACTATTGGAGTAAATGAAATTGCTGTTAATCCAAAAAGGTTTCAATTTAAACAAGCAGGGCAAACGCAAACTGGACAAAGCGGATCTCTGACAAAGATAACTAAATACAATACTGATTTAGCTGGAGTCGTAAGTGTATGGAGAGATCCAGCTGACGGCAAAACTTATGTCGTTAATGGACATAACAGGTTAGCAGCAGCAAAAAGACATCAAATACCAACCATAAATGTTAGGTATCTTAATGCTCCAGATGCAGCGACTGCAAGAGTAAAAGGTGCTATGCAGAATATTGCAGAAGGAAATGGCACAGGTATTGATGC